TTTCCCATACATCCGTAGTTCCAAAACTTAATATACCGGCATTGGTATTTGCTTGTATATTATATGATGTATTAGAGTATAACCTTCCATCTATACTACCAACTCTATTTATTATTTTAAAATCTGGCACAGATAATACTGATGGTTGGGCTTGAATAAGGGCTATAACTTCAGATATTATTACTGTATCGTTAAAGTTTGTTCTTGCGGTATCAAATTGTCTTTGTAGTAATAGGATCGTATTCATTAAGGCTTCCGCAAAATTAGCATCTGGAGATGGAACTATAGTGAAATTAATTCCGATGTTAATTATTCTACCGGCACTCAACCTACAAGTATCTGAAAAAGATTTAAATTGCTTTATATAACTCGCAACATTGTTTTTAATAACTTGATTAGGTAAAGTTAATTTACCATCAGAATTTCTTGTTATCATAAACAATTCTACTCCTAAACTATTAGTGGGGTCTTTTCTTGCAAAACTTCTAAATACACTACCAAATTGAGCAGGCATTGACATTACTCTAACTTGATAATCCTGTAATGTGACGCACCTAAGTTGAGAGTTCATATTGTTAATAGCATTTATTTTTACAGAGTTTATGCTTTCTCCTTCCTCACCACCACTGGCTTGATCACCATTATTACATGTTATACTGCTAAATATTGTTGCTGCAGCATTAGCCGAAATACTTTGAAAATTAGGTGTTATAAATTGTAACTCCTTTTCAACAAATCGTGTTATAGTTCCCGGCCCTACATTACCGTTAACACCACCGCCCTGTCTATATGTAACAACTATTGTGGTGTCTTTTGGAGCTACCCCTAAAGATTTAGTCTTTAAAAAATTAGTAGAGTCTATAGTTGATGGTGCAAAACCAGAAGGTGACCCTCTCAAAGAAGGGGGTAAAACAAAATCATTAGGATTAGGTATAACCTCTGAATCTGACTCTGTTAATATCCCTGCTCCAAATCTTATACACGTTAGCCCATTTGGTTCTTTTTCCACTGTATATCTTTTTGGCACTCTTTTTAATTTTAAAATGGAAGCAGCGTCACCAGAAGTTGCTGCATCCCCATTTACCTCACCTACAAATATTGTATCTCTTGCAAGAGAATCCACTTGAAAATATTCAGAACCGTCTGTTGCTGTTACTGACACTACCTCATTAATATTTCTATCGGGTAAAGACACTTTTAAAAATTTTATTGGATCATCAACTCTATGAGAAAATGTTTTGGTTACACCTGCAACTGCAGAAACACCAGTAACAGAAACTGTGGTGGTGCCATTGTTATCACTATTAACTATTCTATTATGTGGTTGAGAGAAATCTACGTCATTTAATATTTCAAAAGGAACAATGGGTTCAAAATTAGTAAACACTTTAGCACCCTTAATAATTTTACACAATTGTGTTCCCGATACTGTGGTGGTAAAATCAGCACTTACTGAGAGATTGACAACCGCTGGCGTATTAGTTCTTGGATTATATCCAAAGTTTTCCGCTAAAGAAATTATATTTTTAGTCTCTACCGCCCTATTAATATAAGCTTCATTAACCTGTCTATCAATATTAAAACTTAATACATCACCCACATAAGCCATTAACTCCAATATGGCCATACCTCCAGACGCATCGTTAAAATCTCGCCAATCATTGGGAAAGTATCTTTTAACATAATCTATTAAATCAGATTTAATAGAATCAAAATCTTTTGATAAATAATTAACATCTCTATTTAAGCTTCGTGTTGGCATTTAATTTCTCTACGTAGACGTTACTGTAAATGTATATCGGTCAGCCATAGCTTGTTGATCTTTTATGATGTAAGCCATAGAGACTCTAACTTGATTTGTTTTCAAACTGTCATCATCTTCACTTGTTAATAAAACCACATCCTGTAGACTAATAAAAGGTAAATAATTTTCTATAGCTACACTTATCTCTATTCTTATTTTTTCTAATAACTCAACCTTATGAATGGGTTCAAATAATTGACCACTTAATACAGGAATGTTGGTTCCCATTTCTTTATGCATAACTCTTTCGCCCTTAACGGTCATTAAAAGAGTTTTTATATCTTCTCTAATGGCGGCAATGGTAGTCTTATTGCTTTGAAAAAAACCTTGATTTTCAGATTTCAAGGGAAATTTAAAATTTACCGCATTAGTAGCTGCTTCATACTTTCTTTTAGCGGCTAATATTGATGCTCTATCTTGGTCGGTAGAAACATACCCATCTGGATAAAAAGGATCTACTTGACCCACTGATCGTTCTGCTGGCATTTTTATTCCCTAATTAATAAATTGATTCTTACTTAAGAAATCAGTTGCTCTATTAAATATATCGTTCAACCTATCTTTTTGCGCACCGAATAAAGCAATTAAGTTTTCAGACTCTGCATTTACCTTATTTGTCTTAACTCCCAAGCTAGATTCTGTTTCTTCTGGTGGATCACCATATACAGGAATGTCTCTTCTTTTTGGTGTGGTTTTTAAAGTTTGTCTTATTTGATAATATGTGGTTCCTGTTCTTTTAAAATACTCACCCCATGTCTCATCTCTTGTGCCCACTTGAACTGGGTTTGGATTAGTCACCAACCTAATCGGTAAAGTAAATCTTGGATTATCTTCTCCGCCAATAACTTGTTGAAAATCAATATTTCTTGTTATAGTTCTAGTCTTTGTTTTACCCGGTATAACTGTATTCGGACCTTGAACATATCTTACTGTGCCTGGGATTCTTTGGCCGGGGACATTGACCGTTGTAAAGCCGGGATATCTATTTGAAGGTATTGTAATTCTTCTCCCTCTAATAAATCTACTCGGCACTACTATACGTTGCCTTCTGCCCGGAATAACGCGTGTTTGTGTTCTAAAAGTGTCTTTGAATTTAATTTCTTTTTTTAAGTTTAGTTCTATTTTAGGTAGTGCATGCTCATGTTCTATAAAAGCATCTAATAAAACTTGAACCGTTTCTGTCAATCCTGTTAAGCCGTCTAACATATCTTTCATCAGTTTATTTGTCTGAGCTTGATTGTTTATTAATTTTTCTCCCAAAACTTGACGATACATAGTTGTATCATTTTGATTAGAAGAAATATTATATAGCTCATCAGCAATATTTATTATCATTGCTTTATCAGACCCAAGAGCTGAGTTTTGGTTTGGGTTGTTTGGTAGAACAGAGGCTAACGGAAAATTACCTAAACTCAATACAGAACTATCTATGAGATGTATGTTTTTTGTGTCAGTGATACCTATGGATGGGTCTACGACCGTTTCACCATTAGCGTTTGAATCTATTATATTACTCTGTATTTGTCTTGATCCCGGCTGTTCTGTTCCTCTTATGCCTTGTTCTAACACACCTTTTTTATTACTTCTATTAAAAGAGTGTCTTACATAAGTTTGAGATCTTCCTTGTTGAACTACATCACCAAAAGTCAAAGGGATAGAAAAAGAATTTATTTCATTAGATGGAGCATCATATTCTTTATCGTTTCTTAGTTTATTAACATCAAATGAAAAACCATATTTAAAAGATGGTGATGTTTGACCTTGTTCTAAACTATCCATGTATTCACGTGCGGGATAATAATTAAGAATACTGGTGTTTCCTACTCTACCTATATAATAGCCTCTAGATGAAATATTAGTGCTTTCTCTCATTATTAATATTTCTTCACCGATTTCGGGTATGGAAATATTGTGCATTGGCAGCAAAGGGGAGTAATATATTTTTTGAACATCTAATTCTGGTCGTTCAGTATCTAAGTCTTCACCTATAATTTTAGCATAAATACTAAAAGGTGGTTGAGCTTCAGCGATTTTATAATTCTTATCCACCTTAAAGTCAATATCTATTACTATACCTTTTACTAAAATTATTTGAGTGTTCTTATCGGGTCGAATGTTTTCTGCGGCACCGTAGGTGTTGAGAATAAAATCCATCCCTCTATTAAACTCTTGCTGTAAATTTTCACCACCTCTACGCATTACCTACTCCACATCTTTTATTTTTGCACCATTTTTTTCTAACAAATCTTCCAAAAAAATCAACTCTTTTCTGGTGTCGGTAATTTTTTTAACAACTTTTTCCAAAGTTCGCATGTAAACTTCATAAGAGGATAATAATTCTACATATCTTTCAGCGTTTTCTTTTAATTCTTTTTTATCCATATCAACTGATAAAGTCTTCTTTAATATCTGAATAATTTATCTTTATTTTCTTTAACGATTTAGTTATCTTACGACTTGGTAAATCTGTTGCCTCTCTAATGTATACATAAAGTTGTTTCTTATTATAAATATTAAACCGGTGATAGTTTTTCAATATATCATTAATTATTTCTAAAACCGCAAAGTCTTCTTTATTATAATTTTCTTTTGATTCCCAATTATCAAAATCTTCAATGATGCCAGTAATAAAATCTTGATTATGTTGATTGACTTCATTTTCTTCATAAGCGTTAATACTGATATTTTGCACAATGATATCTTGATTATCGTCATCAATAAATCTTTTATTCTTATCAGCATTACATCTTTGAATCATCCAATTCTTTGTGATAGTTCCAAAGTATGA